ATAAGTGCAGGGCCAAACAGATATTGTTTGGCGGGGCTGCTGGCGGCGGCAAGTCGCATAGTGGCCGCTGGGATGTCATCGGCTTTTGCTTGGAGAATCCAGGCTTGCAGGCGTTCATCTTCAGGCGCTCACTGCCTGAACTTGATAGCAACCACATACAGCCGTTGAAGAAGGAAATGCCGTCAGAACTTGGCACCTTCAATGAGACGCGCAAACGATACGAGTTTTATAACGGCAGCACCATTCAGTTCCAGTATCTGGAGCGCGACAGTGATTGTGACCGTATTCAGGGAACAGAGATACATATAGCGCTGGTTGATGAGGCGGGGCAGATGACCCCGTATCAGTTGGGCTACATTAAAAGCCGGATGCGCTTGGGCAATTTTCAGGCCAAGCAGGCAGAGTTTCTGCCGCGCTTGGTGATGACGGCCAACCCTGGCGGCCAGAGCCATAATTTCCTAAAAGCGCTGTATATCGACCCAGCACCGGCTGAGAGTTATTTTTACGATCACACCATGCGTGATCCCAACAACCCGTCCGACAAGGGCTGGTTGACGATGTACATACCGGCCAAAATGGCTGACAACAAATATATTGACCCGTCATATGCGTCCAGTTTTAGCGCCCTGCCTGAAGAACTGGGCCGCGCCCTGCGTGAGGGTGACTGGGATTTGGTCGTTGGCAGCTTCTTTGGCGATGTCTGGAAACGCGATCTGCATGTAATCAGGCCGTTTGATATTCCTGAACACTGGACAAAGTTCAGGTCATTTGACTGGGGCAGCGCATCACCTTTTTCCGTGGGGTGGTGGGCTGTCGCAGACGATCACGATGAACTGCCTGACGGCGCATTGATTCGCTACCGTGAATGGTATGGGTCATCAGGGCGTCCAAATGTCGGGCTCAGAATGACCGCAGAAGAGGTCGGGGCCGGTATTCGTAGCCGTGAGCGCCATGAACGCATTGATTTCAGCGTGGGCGATCCAAGCATCTGGAAATTTGATGGTGGGCCATCGATTGGTGAGCGTCTTAGCAAAATGGGCGTCAAGTTCCGGCGTGCCGACAACAGCCGGGTCAATGGCTGGGATCAGGTGCGCCAGCGTCTGATAGGTGATGATGGTATCCCAATGCTTTATGTTTCAAGCGAGTGTACTGACACCATCAGAACGCTGCCGGTTCTTACGCACGACAAGCACCGACTTGAAGACATCGACACGACGCAGGAAGACCACGCGGCTGACGAAATCCGTTATGCCTGCATGGCGCGTCCGTGGCAGCGCAGAGCGCCAGAAATAGATGAAGACCCGTGGCGTCCACCCACCATCGACGAAATGATGGCAGGGCTGGAACACGCGACCAAGCCGCAAGGCTGGAGATTGTAAAAAAAGACGCCCCCGAAGGGGCGTCCTAAGTTTAGGGTATGACTACAGTCCAAAGACCGTTGTCTTCCTGTTTGATTTCACCAGGCATCATGTAGCCGAAGTCGAATCCCGCGTCTTCAAGCCACTGGCCTTGTTCGTGTGCTAATTCAGCAACGAACTGTGCTTCATCTTTTGTCCGGTACGAGTACCAACTGACCTTGCAACCGTATTCAGTGCGGACAGGTTTGGGGTAGGTGGCGTTATACCATCTTGCAGGCATGTCGTGTCTCCCTATACTATGTCAAACAGCGTTTATTGCTTTAGAAGCAATAACTTATTATAACACACTTAACTCAAAAAGTCAATTTGCCTAAATAAGGCAATGAATTGACTTGTTTCTTGAGGGTCGAAATTTGGCTGAATCCTATACATATGACCGTGAGCCTACCAAAAAGGCTGATCGTGCGGCGTATTGGAATGATCAGATCAGGCGTGCGCGTAAGTTTGAAGAAACATGGCATGACCGCTGCTTCGACATCATAGATCGCTATAGGGATGACACGCCGGAGCGCACCACACGCGAAACGCGGATGAACATTTTTTACAGCAATGTAGATACACTGAAGTCGAGCCTGTATTTTAAGACGCCAAAACCGCGTGTGACACGCCGTTTTAAGGACCAAGACCCCATAGGGCGCATCATATCAACTGTCTTGCAACGCGGTTTGCAATATCAGCTTGACGTCTACAACTTTGATGCTGCCGTCAGGCGCGTGGTCGAGGACATGCTGATTGTCGGGCGCGGCGTCATGCGGATGGTCTACGAGCCGCTGCTGGTTGAAGGCGATCCAGAGCGTATCCCGCTGCAAGTCAATAATGTGATGGGTATTGGCGAGGTGGCACCGGGCCAGATGGGCGAGGTGCCAATCGGTCAGTCTTTTGTAGATCGCGAGGGCAACCAGGTTGATCAGAATATGGTCAAGATGGACCCTATGGGCGCGTTTATGGAAGGCGATCCGATTGAGTATATCGGTGAGCAGTCAATCAGGTGCGAATATGTACACTGGGCTGACTTCACCATGTCACCAGCCAGATCGTGGGAAGATGTGCATTGGATTGCCTTCAGGCACCTGATGACCCGCCAGGAACTGGTTGATTACTACGGGGCCAAGGGTGAGCAGATCGCGCTCACATACCACGGCGATACCAACAGCGGCTATGATGACAATCAGATGCCGGATATGGCTGAAGTCTATGAAATCTGGGATAAGCGCAGCCTGAAGCAGATATTCATAGCCACTGATTTTAGTGACATTCTGGAGGAATTTGAAGACCCGTATAATCTGGAGGGCTTCTGGCCTATGCCAGAGCCGCTATATGCCATCAGCACAACAGACACCACGCTGCCTGTGCCTGAGATCCTGACATACGAGGATCAGCTATTTGAACTTGATCTGATCACACAGCGGATAGCCAGCCTGACTGACGCGCTCAAAAGGCGCGGTGTGTATGACGCATCATTCCAAGAATTGCAGCGCCTGGCTGACGCATCAGACAATGAGTTTGTGCCGGTGGACAACATGGCCATGTTGCAGGCCGGTGGCGGCTTGCAGAACGTAATGCAGGAAGCGCCGCTGGACAATCTGATCAAGGCGCTGGCACAGCTTTATCAATCGCGCCAGATCGTTGTGCAGACGATCTATGAGATAACCGGCATCTCAGATATCATGCGCGGCCAGTCGGCCAGCCGTGAGACAGCCACAGCGCAGCGGATCAAGGGCCAGTTCGGGGCCATGCGCCTTGTCAACCGGCAGCGGCGGGTTGAGCAGTTCCTAGACCAGATCATGGAACTGAAGGCCGAATTGATGGTTGAAAACCTTGAGCCGTCACTGCTGTCACGCATTACCGGCATTGAGATACCGCCAGAGGCCGTCGCAGTCATGCGTGATGAGCGCCTGCGCTCTTACAGAATTTCTGTCGATACTGAGGAATCTGGTGCAATGGATAGCGCATCAGAGCAGCGCAGCCGGACGGAGTTTCTGACAGCCTCTGTGCAGTTCCTGCAAGCCATTGGTCCGATGGTGCAAAGCGGTGCTATCGGCTTTGACCAGGCTAAGCAAATGCTGCTGTTTGCAGCACGGGCATTCCCTGGCGCACGCGATCTTGAAGAAAGCCTAGAGAGCATCCAGGCACCGCAGGCAGGGCCAAGCCCGACAGACAAGCTGGTAGAGGTTGAAGCCGCCAAGGTGCAGGCGCAGACACAGCAGGCAGCAGCAGACGCACAAGTTAAAGTTGCACGCCTTGAACTTGACCAGCAGAAGGCAGCACAGGACGCAGCATTCAAGCAGCAAAAGCTGGAGATTGACGCCGCCAAAGTGGTGACAAACGGATGAAGAACACCGAAGCAGTCGGCAAGATGACCTTTCTAATGGGTCAGAGTGAGGCGCACTGCAAATGGACTGTTGACGACATCCACCGCCTGATTCTGCCGCCTATAGCCTTGCAGCAGTTCCGCATCTGGGAAGCCGACAGCCACCCTGTTGGTTTTGTCACCTGGGCAATGCTGAGTGATGACGCACAGCAAGGCTATTGGGACGGCACCAGGCTGTTGCAGCCAGATGATTGGCAGGCTGGTGAAAACCTGTGGCTGATTGATTTTATCGCGCCATATGGCGGCGTGCGGCAGATGGTAAGAGAAGGCCGAAACCATCTGCGTTCAATATTTGGCCAGGGCGTCATGGGACGCGCTAACCGTATATCTAGGGGCAAGGGATGGTTCGCAGTTACTTGATTGAAAACCGCATCTGCCGTCAGGGCGATGGCGGTAGCAGTGGGAGCGATGACTCATTTACTGTCACTGCCGGTCAGGACAATGTTGATCGCAACGACCCGCGTGCGATGCGTGCGCGTGAGCAGGCGTTGCAAGACCAAGTAATTCGTCGCACCCGTCCTGATTTGGATGTCGGCAGTCCACAGGCAAGGGATGCTTTTGCAAACCTTGTAAGCAACCCGTCACCTGGAATAGCTGCTCAAGTTGCAGAAGTACAAAGCGCAGAGCGTGCTGCCGCAGAACGCCAAGCACGCGGCCCTGTTCTTCCAGCCCCTGTTGTCGCTGCAACTACACCAGTAAATGACAGCGCTGAAATGGCACGACAGCTTATTGAAAACGCTGCCAATGAATCCATTGCCAGCGGCATTGATCGTGAAATCCTCGACAGCGTGCCTGGTGCTGCTGGACGAAATGACGTTGAAAGCGGCTTTTTTGCTGACGCTTATGAAGACCTGTATGGCGGCACAGCACCAGGTACGGGTATTGGTACGCTTTTGGGTTCTGGGCCTTTAGCTGCGTTGACCAACCAGCCAGACCCCGCTGATGCGGCTGCATTTAACATTGGCCAATTGCAACGAATGGTTGGGCAGACAGGCACCGGCACGATTGATCCGAATACTGGGGCAGTGACGGGCGTGCAAGCTGGCCCAGGCACACTGAGCATGAACAGCTTTGGTGGCGTCGTTTACAGCGGCGTGAATGATCCAAACTATGAGGGGCCGTTTGCTAACCTAGTGCGCGGCACTGCTGGTCAGAACGGCGCAGGCGGCGATGACAATGGGTCAAGTGGCCAGCCAATGAACCAACCACCGCCAGCCGTTGACCCAGGGACCACCACGCCAGAACAGATTGATGATCTGGCAATCAATTATCTGCGGAACCCGTATTACCTCTATGGCGGCGCAGGCAACCTGTTCCAGCCCTACGGCTATGCGCCTGGCACAATGGTCGATCTGCTGCAAACGCGCGGCATGACCATGCCTGACCAGGCTGCACCAAATCTAAACCTGTTTGGCAACCCTAGAGATTTTGCATGATTGAAATTGATATGGATCGCGCTGACCAAGCCTTTCAGGCGCTGTCAGAGCAAGAAAAAGAAATCATCCGCGAGGCGCTAGATAGCCCTTTGGCTGGCGTGATGAACAAAATATTCCCAGAAATCATGCAGGCCATTGGCACCTTTAACAAGCCGCGCCGCAAGATGGATGCACAGATGCGCCAGATGGCGGCAGGGATGCTGATGCGATGACCACATATGTATACCGGGACGGCAAGATCGTCCCCAAAGAAAGCGCCGCCCCCAAGGGCGGCGTTTCCATTATGAGGGACATTGAGCCTTACCAAAACATGAAGGATCGTGGCTGGATCACCAGCCGTTCACAGCACCGCGAGTTCCTGCGGCGCAACAACTTTGTCGAAGTCGGCAACGAGCAAAACCACTTACTTAGTTAAAGGACAGAACAAATGCAGCTTGATAGCACTCCTGAAGTTGAGGCAACGACCCCAGCAGCGGAGCCAGCAAGGCCCGAAACCGTAGCCGAAACACTGGCAAAAACTCTCCAGTCATTTGAAGGTGAAGCCGAAGAGGCGCAACCAGAAGAAGAGTCTGAAACGCTACCAGAGGCACCGGCCCCTGATGTCCAGACTGATGAGCTTGAAGATGATGCTGATGAAGGTGAAGAGCCAGATGAGGCAGAAGCTGAAGAAGAATTAGAGGCTGAAGAACCAGAGGCGCTGGCCGCGCCTAACCATTGGCCAAAAGATTTTGCCGGAAAGTTTGAAGCGCTTGAGCCTGCTGCACAGCATATGTTCATGGAGCGCTATAAAGATTTAGAAGGCGACTATACAAAGAAAACGCAAGCCTTGGCGCAGTATAGAAAGCGACAGGAAGCGTTTGATGAAATCATGCAGCCGCACAAAGCAGACTTTGAGCGTGCTGGTATGGATGAGGTGGCAGCGGTCAGACAACTGCTTGCTGCCCATGACTATCTGCGTAAAGACCCTCAAAACGCTATCAACTGGCTTGCAAACCAGTATGGCGTGGATGTGGGTGCAGTCGGCAACGACCCAGCACTAGAGGATGAATATGCAGACCCGCAAGTGAAGCAGTTGCAGCAACAAGTTGCCCAGCTAACCGGCTTCATACAGAATCAACAGACACAGCAGCAAAGCCAGGTACAGGCCAGCACGCAGTCTTTGATTGACCAATTCGCAGCAGAAACTGATGCAAACGGCAATCCAAAGCACCCGCATTTTGAAAGAGTGCGCGGCGTCATGGGAACGCTAATCAGTTCTGAAAATGCCAAAGACTTGAACAGCGCGTATGAGATGGCGGTGTATGCCGATCCAGAACTGCGCCAAGAGCAAGTCAAGGCAATGGCCGCAGCACAGTCGCAAGACGAGGTAAAAACCGAAGCGGTCAAGAAAGCGAAGAAAGCAGCCAGGTCAAAAGTCAGAGGCAGTGCAACACCAGCCGCTCCAGCGCTACCAGCCAATGCGTCTATTCGTGACACAATCAATGCGTCAATCCGACAACTGGAAAATGGAAGGAGCTAGCCAATGGCCAGCCCGAATCTTTCAGAAATCGTCACGACCACGCTACGCAATCGTAGCCGGACGCTTTCTGACAACGTGAGCAACCACAACGCACTGTTGCGGCGCTTGCGCGAAAACGGCAATCAAACGTCTGTAACAGGACGCGATATTGTCCGTGAACTTGAGTATGCCGACAATGGGACTGTGCAGTTCTATTCAGGCTATGAGACACTCGATGTCTCACCATCAGACGTTCTGTCTGCTGCCGTCTTTGACTATAAGCAGCTTGCCGGTAACGTCACCATCTCTGGCCTAGAGCAAGTCAAAAACTCTGGCACAGAGGCCATCATCAATCTGCTTGAGGCACGCATCAACGTGCTTGAAAAGTCAATGATGAATAGCTTGAGCACCAGCATCTACTCCGATGGAACCTCGAGCAGCGGCAAAGAGATTGGTGGCCTTCAGCTTATCGTGGCTGATGCAGGCACCGGAACAGTAGGTGGCATCAATTCAAGCACTTTCACCTTCTGGCAAAACGTACAAACCACTGCAACGTCAAGCGCGTTCAGCACCACAAACGTCCAAGCAGATATGAACAACATCTATTTGCAACTGGTTCGTGGCGCTGACAGCCCTGACCTTGTGATGGCTGGCACCAATGCCTACAAGGCGTTTCTGGGTAGCCTTCAGGCCATCCAGCGCATCACCAGCGATGATCTGGCTAACTCTGGTTTCACCAGTGTCCAGTATCTGAACAGCGATGTGGTGTTTGATTCATCTTGTAACACTGACCGGATGTATTTCCTGAACACAGACTATCTGCGTCTGGAAGTTGCTGCATCCCGTGACTTTGTTCCAGGTGAAGCAAAAATGTCCGTTAACCAAGACGCAATGGTGACGCCAATGTTCTGGTCAGGAAATCTGACCTGTTCAAACCGCGCTCTCCAAGGCGTGAT